TTGTTATAGAAACCTCTAGTAATTTCAATCTTACTACCTTTTATTTTAGTAGCTAACGCAATATAAATGTTATTGCCATCGATACCACTTAATGTGATTGATGTATCTGCTGAGGTTGCACGAAGGTCACGTTGTTGTACACCAACTGCTAATAGTCCACCTAATGGTGTGTATATTTGACCATCAATTGTTTCTGATTTGTAAGCACTACTAAATGTATAAACGTTTGTATTTGCTGTATTGCTTACATCATTATAGATTGTAAGTTTGACAAACTCTGCGTTAATTACTAATAGTTTATTACCTGCTACTGCTGGGATATTTTCCATTATGCCGCTCCTACCCATTCGTATAATTCGAATGGATCACTGAATTCAAGCAATGCATTATTAGTTACAGTACTGCCACTGTACATCGCACCACCTGGAATTAATTTGTATGTTGGCATATTAGGACAGAACATTCTGAACTGACAATTATTACCAACGATGATACCTTCACCTGCTAGTGTACCAGTTAAGATATTTGGTCTACTAGTTGTCACCACCACTGTTGAACCACTTCCACGCAATACTTGTGTTGTGCTTGTAATTGGATAAGGATATTCACTTAAGTTACCAATCTGTATTAAATCATTTGGTTGAAATATTACTGCTGTACTGGCTGCTGTAATGCCACTTACGTTTAATGTTAATGTTGTTCCAGTCCAGCTAGTAACTGTAATTGTAGCAAGTTGGCCACTAGTCATTGCGCCTTGATATCTAAAGATCCAACTTAACTGACTTAGATTACTGAATGTAATTATTTCTGGTGTAGTACGGTCTAATGTATCTAATGATTCCATCAAATCTCTTGCTTGATTGTATCTAAATTTATTTGGCATATCCAATGTAAACTTCCATGGATTCTTTGTAGGTGTTTGACTTACTCTTGGAATCTCATTTCGTGTATATTGAATGCCAACAACTTTACGACGGTCAATATCTAGACCATTGCAGTAATTTAATATTGTTTGTAGCCCTGCCATCTTTTATTCCTTATCTGTTACCATATGGTAATTCTTTTTGTGCCATCTGCATTGTTCCCAACATTGTCTTGCGATTCTCTGCAAAGAATGATGCGACTGATTTAGCATCGATGGCTGAAACATTGTAAACATAATTGTTGTTAACAACTTGCTGACCGCCACCCATTGCGCCATTAGGTATAACTGTGCCTGCTGTTTTAGGAACAAACAATTCAGGTCCACGTTCACCAACGATACTTGGCTTATTGACTGGAGGATTACCACCATCGGCAAAGAATCCACCAAACAATGACCCAATTGCCCCAAGTATACCGCCTCCGCCTCCGCCCATTGAAGTTAACAATTTAGTTGCTTGTGCTTTTAATTCAATCTTAATTAAATCTTGTATAACACTCTTAGCAAAATCACCGAAACTAAATTTACCAGTTTCAACGAATCTATCTATAGCACTTTCCATATTGCGTGTGGTTGCATTAAACATGTCACCTGCAATACGAGCCGCATTAGTTGCATTTTCAGTATATTGATTAAATGCTTGTGCCCAACCTGCTGAAAATGAACGAGCATTTTCTGCTAATTTACCTGTTAACTCTGCTTGTTTAGCAAATGCATTATTTTGTGTTACAATTTGACCTTCAAGATTTGCGCTTGTTTTAAATTGCAATTGTTGAGCTATTAAAATTGCATCTTCAGAGGTTTTAATTTGTGAAAGTTGTTCTAAATATTTTTTCTTTTCTTCAGTTGATAGAAAAGCACTATTATTAATTTCTTTTTGTAAAATATTAATTGACTCAATAAATGTTTTAATTGAGGCTTCTGTTTGTAATCTTTCTTTTGAAGTTTCTGTCAAAGCCATTGATTCCGCACGCATCTTTGCCATTGTTTTTAATGAATCGACTGCAATATTTGAAATATCTAATTGGCTTCTAGTTTGTGTTCTTATTAATTCCTCATCGACAATACGTGCGGCAGTAATTTGACGTTGAGCATCATATTGTTCATTTATTAGTTTTACATTATCAAGGTATGCTCGTTGCTGACGTTTTTGTGAATCACTATCAAGTTTATTAAATTGTTCTTTGGCTGCTTTTAGATCACTTGTAAATTTAAGTTGAAGATCATTCATTGCCTTAGTTTGTTGATATTCAATTGATGAAACACGTTGGCTGCTTAATAATAAATCATATTGTGATCTTAATACAGAAGTATTTGTTTGGTATTCTTTACCAATCTTTGCTAATTCTTCACGCTGTTGTTTTATTTTATTATTAAGTTCAGCAGTCTGTACAACATTCTTAACTGTTAAATCTGCATTCTTTTCAGTTTCTTTGTTATTTTTTGTTTGTTCAGCAGTGTTAACCGCAGTCATGATTCCAACTGCGGTTAATCCAGCAATAATTGCTTTGGCTCCAAGTATCCAAGGATTAGCACTTGACACTACATTGAATGCTGCCATGGCAGTAGTGGCCGCAACAGTAGCAATTCTAACTGCTATTATACCGGTTGCAATTGAAACTATTGCAACAGATAAAACTTTGAATGCAGTACTCAAATCCTCAGTTTGAACTTTAATACTGGAAATTAAATTGAACACGGGACCGAATGCATCAGCAAACGCAAGTTTTAATTGCCTTGCAATTTTTTCTAAACTTTCCATAGCATCGCTAGCATCTTTTAATTTTGCCGCGTACTTTATGCTTTCTTCTTTATTATTTTTTATTTCATCAGCAAGTTTAGTAAAATCAACTCCAATTGCAGCCTTGCCAAATAATTTCATTGCTAAAGCGGATGCTTCAGTCTTATTAGTCATTTCACCAAGATTTGTAATTAACTTATTGCGAATTTCAGATTCGCTCATTTTTCCTAAATCAGAAAGTGAAATTCCAAGTTGTTCAAAGGATTGTAGAGTCTTTACATTACCTTGATTTAAATCATCAATTGAATTGGCAACGCCTTGAAATATTTTTATAGCATTTTCACTCTTACCACCTGCAGCCTGTAATGCTGAACTAAATGATAAAACATCACTTGCCGCAACGCCAAATGAATCTGCAACATCATTAATTGAATCAGCAAATTGCATTACTTGAGTAGCAAATGCACCAACGGCTAATGTACCCAATACTGCCCTAAATGAATTAAATGATGATGTTACCTTATTAACATTATCTTCAATCTTTTTAAGGGCAGGACTAATCTTATCATCTAAGGTTGCGGAATAGGTTAAATCTGCCATCTTATTTTCCTCTTAATATTTGATCTATACGTTTTTTAATGAACACTTCTGTTGGCTTAGACATACCATTTGGAGCTTGGTCACTACCACGCATACCTCTAGAGGTCATATGACGACCCTTATCCAACACACCAGCGTATGCATAATTTGCTTCAATTGTTTTACCCTTTAACTTAGTACTACGTTTTGCGTTGCCACCATTTTTCTTTGCAATAGGTGTTACTTTAACAAATTCCTGAAAGGCTTCTTTAGGAAGGTTATTCAATTTATTTCGAATACTTTTTAAACTATTTGTCATAGTATTAACTGTTAGTGTTATTGACATTATTGTTCCTTATTCTTCTTTACCATGGCTAACAATTCATCAGTTGTATAATCTGGTAATGGATCATTGCCATTGTTCATTGCTTTTTTGTGATGAAAATTTTCAAAACTTAATGCTACATCCATAATATACAAATCAAATGTGTTACTTCTATTCAATACTTCACTTGGTAACATTCCATAACGTTTACCAAGTGAATCAATCATTAGTATTGCTGCCATCTTTTCAGATTTAGGATCAACACTGTCATTAGTTACTTTCCCAATATTTCAGTCACCTTACTAATTGCCTTCATCAATACATGTGTTGGTAACATAATATCATCTTTAAGAATTTCTTTACCTTTTTCGTCAAGAATTAATGTTTTAACAATTTCAATTACTGAAGATGTATTGTTTTGATCGGCATTGGCTAATTTCATAAACACATCCATAGGCTGACGATCCCATGTCCAGAATTCAATTGGTTCACCAAATTCTTTGATGGTATCTTCATCATCGATAAGAATATCGATCAGTTGGGGTTTTGCTGTTAATGCTGAGAGTTTCATTTGTTAATTTCCTTTTTAAATTATTACATTGTATTTATTCTTTGTCGCTACCATCTTCTAGTAACTGATTAAGCAATGCTAAACGGAATGTTTGCTTTGCTTTTAATTGTTTTATTGTTGCCTGCATGTTATCTAACATTGGCATCATCTTTGCTTCATCAGCGATTAGGCTTCTGAGTTTTTCTTCAGTGGTCTTTAACCATACATCTTCATTATTCATTTGTTATCTTTCTAAGTTAATAAAAAAGGGAACAATCGTTCCCTTTTTGTTCATGCTATCACAAATTACTGTTGGTCAGTATACATTGTTCCATCGACAGCGATAGTCATAGGAGTTACCCAGACTGGTGCCTCAGGACTTACTGTAGGTGCTAGTGACGAAATGTAACCAACTCCTGTACTGAAGTATGAATTAGCAACGTTTGCATTTGCATTACTGTTGTTCCAAACAAGTTTAAATTGTACTTGAACTTTGTTTTGGCTCAGTCTTCCTACGCCGAATTCGGCTGCATTGTTGCTACCACCAGTACCGAAATATACTGTCGGGTCAATAACTAAATTCGTTGAAATTTCGTTATCAGCTGGTGTAGTGATTTTGTTCATATCTGTACTGCAAAAGTCGGTCCATGAAAAGATACCTGTGCTAGATGTAACAGTGATATCTTGTAAACATGTTACAGATAAACTATTAGCTAGACTGATATTTCCATTTGCGAGATTGGCAGCAGATACGTTGGCTAAATCGGTACTTAAAATAAGTATCGGATTTGTACCTGTTGTGTTTACTGTGATTCTTGCCATTTGATTTCTCCTTGTGTTAGGCGTTAAGTATTAAATTCTAAGCGTGTTAAATTGAATGTCCAAGTATGTATTGCCGCTCTTGTTGGACCATATGATAGTTCTTGATTGTAGGTTCTTTCAAAGTACCCATCCATCAATTGTATTCCTAATTCTGATGCTGTTACTAAATCTCCAACAATATTACAAACTTGTGATTCGTAAGGGTCTTGTTGAAATGAAACGTAATTCACTGTAAAGGTATCACTTGCATTGTATATTGATGCACAATACTGAATACCTAATTGATTTACACTTCTACTATTAGTAATAACATTACTTACATACAAACCAAATCTAACCATACTGATATCACTAGGAAATTCGTCATAAATCGGAATGTTCCATGCTGATGGTATAGTTAAACGCAATGAATCCATGATCTCCATTTGAGAGACTGTGGGTCCATTCTGTGTAGTGTAAGTTGCTACAGCCATTAGAAATATCTCCTATCACCGTTGAAATAATCAACGTCGGCTGTCCAATTTTCTTCAAGTTTAGTTGTTGGTCCTTGAGGATTATCTTGATATAAATCATAGAAATTCATCAACTGCAACGCTTTTGTCCATTCATCATCACAACGCTTTTGTGCGAATTCATAATTCTGAACATCAACCTCATTCATGTTAGACACATCAGTTACTAGTGATTGATAGAAAACTAGTATTGCACCGAATGTGTCTAAGCGAATTAATGTCTGATCGTTTTTAATGAGCAAACTTGGATTGAAACTTGAGATCAATTGACCATCTGGTAGATTAGCATAATAGTAAGCACCAAGAACGGTGTCGCAGTATTTCTGCCACCAGCCAAATTCTAATTTATAAAGCCACTCTTGCGAGCCAACTTTAAAGTAGGGAGCCCAATCAACACCAAGAGCAGCCGCTCTGCGTTCCGCTGCCGGATCGTAGAACTGAATGTCCTCTACTGTTGCGTTTGAGATTCTTTGATATGGTACTGACATATTATATTTTTCCTAGACAATGATTGGTAGCGTTTAGACTACCAATCGTATTCAAATTAGGCTTGAACGATATTAATTGCGCCACCACGACGTAGGTCACCAACGCCAGAACCGAAGTAACCGACACCAGTCAACCAAATTTGCAATCCACCTGGTACTTCACCAGTCTTCAACTGCAAGCCTTCTTTCATAACAGTGAACAAAGCACTGTCGCCGAAATAAGCACCGACCAATACTGGATATGAACCACCTGAAAGACTTTGTATAGGGCGAGTTGCAGACTGCAAGAATGTTGTGAACATAACCATGCAACCATATACAGATTCGATACGACCTGTAGATAACAATTCGTTACCAAGAGCAGATAGGTTAGAACCACCAGATTGTGATACTGCACCACCAGTTAACTCAGCCAATAGACGAGTTAATGAAGAACCATCTTGACCTGCAGGACTTGCTGTAACTGTTAGTGCATCACCGTTACTGTCAAGAACGATAACTGGAGTACCAGGCATACGAGCGACTTTAAAGTTTTGCTTGATGTTACGAATAGTTTGTAAAATACTATTAGATGTGAATCCTTGAACCGGTGAACCTGTTTGTCCAGCCGCGATAATTTCCATAGCGCCTAATTGCAAGACACGTGGGAATCCGTCAGCAGGAGTTTGTGTATAGAATACATTGCTTGGAGTTGCTTTGAAGCTCAAGAATGCCGCTGTAACACGCTGGTCAACCTTCTCAGCAAATGACTCACCTAATTCAGCACCAAGCGTTGCAGCCAATGTGAATGATGTTGTCCAGCCGTAGAAGATATCGAATGCTGTTTGTGCAACTGCTG